ATCGCCTAATACTTCCTCAGCAAAACCGTTAGAGACAGGGCGGCTATTCTTTTCTGCACGTGAAGCGAATATAGCGGCTACCCCTGATATGGTCGCAGCCGCTATAACGCCTAGCTGAATTAAAAGACTATCCACGTCCTAGCGGATCCTTAGGATTTAGCACACGCATTAAAGGAGGCAGAATCGCAGCGGCTGCAGCGCTAGCTAGACCTTTTACAGTCATATCGCCAGTAGCTAAGTAATAAGCTAATGCAGCGCTAAGAGCTGCTCTACCCCAGGAGGCAGATACCTCTAAAGCTGTTTTTACTTGTTTATTCTGTTTCGCCTTCATCGGTCTCCATCTCTAAACCTCTTACTAAGGTTTCGACTTGCACTGCATTTAGAGCGATCTCAAAATGCATCTCATCCTTACGATTACGATAATTACCGCCCCATCTTAGACCATATTTACGGCATAAACGGTTAATTATTCTTACTTGCTCCTCATTAAAAGTACCTACAGCTGCTAGCGGATGCTGAATAGCATTAAGATCTATAGCAGTACCGCTACTGTGATTAGAGACTACGGTATTAGATCCTCTGACCTTGCGATAGCAATAGCCCCAGTCGTCCAGGGTTTTACCCTCGTCTATAGGTTCGACTAACTTATGAAATTCTGCAGCAAAACCAATTAGTAAAGGCGCTACAGGTTTAGCTACACGTAGCTTTAGATCTGTCCCTGGAACGCGCTTACGTACTATATCTATAGCCTCTGGATCTGCAGACGCAGGCCATCCGTTAGCGCTCTTTTCCATAATCTTTATAGATTGTGCTACGAAAGCAGTAGTTTGGCTTCATTGGCAGTGATGCCAAGGCGATCAAGTAAGGCTGCTTTCTCGGCTGCCTTGGCTTCGGCTTCGGCTTTCTCAGCAGATATTCTTGCCAATTCAGCTTTTTCTTGTATTTTGTATTGCGCCAATTCTTCGGCTGTTTCTTCGCGCTCAATGACTTCGCCTGTTTCGCAATTGACTATTCGTTTCATTAGCTCACTCCATATAATCTTACTGATGTATTTGATAGATTTGATAAATTACCTGACCCGACTTGCCTAACTATCGCTACTGTATCAATGGCAGCAGTAGTGTTGAAAAAGCCTTGCCAAGATTGTGTTCTCAATACATTACTTTGACGATCTTGTGCAGCTCTAGCAAAACAAAAATTCTTTACTTTTGATGTTGAGGAATAATTATCTATTAAAATGTAGCCATTTACTGAGTTTTCCAGGGTTGTTGTAGTGACTGCATTAAAAAACTCCAAATGCGTATCTGTTGCAAAACGAACGCTAGTACCAGTATCATCAACTGTCGTTCTCTGATTTACATAAATACTGTCCAGCGAATTGACTTTTAAGCTAAATGTTTGTTGGGCTGTTGAACTTCCGTCTATGACTAAGCCAGTGACTATCATAAGTAATTGTTTGTAGGTTGCTGGAATACTTGAAAAACTAACACTAGAATTAGCACTCGCGACAGTTTCAGTGATTAAGGTTAGACCACCACTACTAGCCGCAGCCCACTTCAACCCTGTCGTTTCAGCAGAATCCGCTACAAGTGTGTAGCCGTTTGTTCCGACTGCTAGACGTGCAAAAGTATCTGCACCAGTTCCAACTACTAAATCGCCTTTAGCATCTATCGCAGTAGCCATCGAGTTAGTAATAGTTACTGTGCCGCTAGTGCCACCGCCGCTAATACCTGTACCAGCTGTAACACCTTCAATATCGCCAGTAGCGCCACTTGCTGCCCACGCGCTGCCTGTGTAATACCAGAGACTGTTATTATCTTTTGTGTATGCGAACTGTCCCTCTTGCGGTGACGTTATAGCGGCATCTCTTGCAGCTTCACTAGCAAAAACTAGGACACCTTGCATTAAATAACCATTGACGTCCGCACTGGTCAATACCTCACCAGTATTAAAGGTCTTAAATCCTAAACCTGCAGCCATTTATATCTCCTTAGTAAGCGAGCGAGTCCTCATCCAGTAGGCCATCTACTAGAGAGTCTAGCACGAAGCCACTCGCGAACGGTTGCGCGGTGGTAAAAGTAGTGTTAAACGAATTAGGTGTAATGTCATAAGCTACGCCAGTAATTACGGTATCGCTCTCTACGTTACCACCTTGCAGTACCTGTATAACAGTAATCGGATCATAGACGTCTAGCTCTAAGGCTGCAGTAACGCGGCTTGGACTTGCTCCATCATATGCATCTAAAGTTATAGCCTCTAGTCGTAGGTCTGCTCCTACCTCCTGACGACTTGCTACGATCATAAGCGCCTGATTTAAGGCATCTGTATCAGTCTGCGCTATTGAGCTACGGTTACGAGTATGCTTAAAAAATGTGTCGATACTGTCTAAATTATTTACGGTCTGTGGCGTACCTCCAGTGCGTGTAACAGTGCAGCTATTAATAAGTCCAAAATCTGATAGGTCAAAAGCTACCTTTTGATATGTAATAGTGCCAGGTAGACCAGAGTCGCTAAAAACAGTAGACGTACCGCCAGAGGCTGTAATTATGTCCTGCCTAGACTTAAAGGTGGTGTAGCCTTGCTGGTTAATGTAAAAGGCTCCTAAATCTGTAGCCTCGACCGTCTGACAGGCTGCTAGGGCTGTCCTAGTAGTACCTGTATCAGCCTGTACCGTAGTGGTACTGGTCGTAGATATAGCACGCATACCACCAGGCCACTCAGCGGCGTCTAAAATGCTAGTAATGCGCTGAGCTGTAGTCTGTCCAGCCGTACCGCCTGTAACAGTACCTACCGATGCAAGGTTTAATAGTTGAAAACCATCGACGCAGTTTAGATCGACAAAGGCAGGGTCAAAGCCTGTAGGTGAGGTGTATTTCCAAGACTGTACATACATAGATCCTAAAGCGTATTCCTGGCCTGCGAACGTACCTATAAAACGTATCTTACGCATCGGTAAAATTTTTCCGTATAGAGCGCTACTCGTATTGGCAGGATTAAATAAACCTGTCTCGTCAATTAAACGCACTGCAGCATTACCAGCGGTAAAGCTGTCAGAGGTACGGTTATAGGCTCGTCTTATACCAGCTCGTAACACGTATTGGCTTACGTCGACGATTTCAGATGCGCTAGTACCTAATACAGACTGGTCTAGCGGTGTCGATGGATCATCTAATACAAGGCTAGGGTCAAAGTTAGCACCATTACTAAAGTCGATAGTGCAGGTAAATACCGCGCCTGTACTCATTAGATGCCCTCTAGGATTAAGTTATTACCTGTCCGCTGTGTCGCATATACAGCATCGGTTACAGCTGCTACTAAATCATTTTGAGCTACTACTGATCCCTGGACATTTACATTTACTGTTATGCCTTCATCTCTTGCTCTAAAACCTGCAGGATCAAAAAACGATGGTAAACCCATCCGTCTATCGCTTTCGCCTGTCTCCTCAAAAAATCTAAATCTACCTGTATCAGGTACGAAAGGAGTCTTAAAAGGTTCGCCGCCTATTTCTCCAGGTAAATCTATGTAAGGAGGTTTAATAATTGGCGGTGTCGGTGGCAGTAAATCCTTACTCGTATCCTCGTCTTTTTTTCTAAATGCACCTGGATCAAAAGTAGGTGGCAGACCGCCAGACTTACTAGATCCTCCAGGTGTAGGTATGTTAGGTACGGTAATTGTCGCACCTATGCTAATACTGTACTTACCCTCGATAATTGCTTTTAGCTTCGCGATAATATCGTCTAAGTTATCGGTAAATTTAATCTCAGGTTTTAGAGCAGCTAAGGCATCTATAGAGGCTTTGTCATTAGCAAAACCAGCGGTTTTTAATAGCTGTAAAACCTTTTCTAAATTCATAGCATCGTCATAGCGTCCCTGAGTAGCAGCCTGCAGAGTCTTTATAGCGTCCTCGTCTGTCTGATAATCTGAAATTTTTAGCGCTGATAATTGCAGTACGCGATCTCTGTCTGTCTGTGAAAGCTGACGGCGTAACGCTGCCTGTAAGTTAATCGCATCTATGTCGAACTTAAAGGAGATAGCATTACGTAGTCTCTCTAGCTCTGCGCTACGCTTCTTTTCTGCAGCTCTTTTTAATTCCTCGCGCTTTAATCTAGCTATCTCCGCGGCTCTTTGTTTAGCTAAACCAGCCTCTGCCTCAGCTAGTTTTACTAATTTTCCTTGCGTCTCTAATTGTTTTACATAGGCGTTACCAGCTTTGACTCTAGCATTTGTCTCAGCATCGGCGGCTCGACCTACAGCGCCGTAATCTATTCCCATTAGACGATCTAAGAAATCAAAGATAGCTAAGATGGCTGGATTTTTAGCTAAACTATCTAATTTATCTGCTACTTTATCTATAAAGCCTACGGCCTTACCGAGAGCTTTACCAAAAGTTTCACCCAGGGCGATCATCTTTTCCTGAGTATCCTCAATACTTAGACCAGACTTTTCTAAACCTTCGACAAAGCCTTTTCCTATTGCTACCTGTGTCTCCTCAAAAGCTACGGATAGTTTATTTATTTTGTCTGCGAACGTGTCCGCTTGCTTACTGCCAAACTCTGTCTGTAATTGACTTAGTATTTCTTG